ACGAGTTTATTAGCTTGGTTGAGTCTGAAGGTTACAGATTAGGTTATCATGACGAAAGAGATTCTATGATTAACTTCTCACCTGATGACCCTTTGGATATGCGAGGATCATTTGAACACGAGGATATCATTGAAGAAATTGCTGACGAAGTTTTCCCTGTTAAGTGGATTACAGAAATTAAGACAATAGGACGAGGAGAAATTATTGTTAAGTACACTGACCTTTATATCTAAACAACAGAGATATGTACGAAGAAGTATTTGGTTTTTTACAGGAAGTTTTTCCAAGAGTCATTGAAGATGGTGACGGAACTTTTCGCGTTTCAGGCGAAGACCCTAGTGCAAAATACAATGGGCGCAGAGCCTTGGATTATTATGCTACAAGTAGTGATTACGACTTAGGCGTTTATTTGCCGTTCTTAGACGAACTAGAAGACATGGGTTACTTTGTCGAATGGTGGGATGCAGGAACTGCGATTGTCGCACCACTTTAAACAACAGAGATATGAGAGAAATATTTATTAAAGCAATAGAAGCGTTTGGTGTACCGTATACAATTACGTATGACCAAGGAAATATGATTCTTGCTCAAGTTGATTTTAGCGATATTTTTTTTGGTCAAAATGATGTAGATGATTTGCAAGATTGGATGGCGCATGAAGTCGGCATACCAATTTATGATCTTATTCTAGAGGAAAATCGAGATGGCGTACAAGTAGGAATAGACTACTAAACAACAGAGATATGATTGCTTACCGTATCTATGACATAAAGAAAGACGAAGTGTATGATGCTATTTATGAAGGCTATCTAACAACGCCTTTGTTTGATGTGTCTAGAGGTGAAGCAAACAATTTGATGGATGGGTTAGAAATCACGCATAAGAGAAAAGGAAACTATACAGATGTCGCATTGTACGGTTCGGGATATGCTACAGTGCAAAGTAAGTTAGTAGAAGAAGAATTTTTATTGACTATTGAGGCATTTGTAGACATGGGATACGAGGTAGAAAATATTGGATACTAAACAACAGAGATATGGCAGCTTGGGAAAGACATTACGGAGATTTTGAAAGCCTAATTGAAGCGCACATTTTTCGACCATCACAACTAGACTCTGGCACAGAGTTAATTGAGTTTTACGATGGCGATTCAAAAAATCCTCCACACGCTGTTATCGAGTGTGGCGATAAACAATCAGCTATACATTGGGCAAACGTCTTAGGGGATTGGGGGGCATGGACAGAAGTACAAGGGACAGAAGTGTACGTAGAACCTTACGCATAAAAAAAAGACATGGAGCGCAAACTAATTGAACTACTTATTGGTGACGAGTCTGAGGTTGCGGTTGAGGCTATCAGTTTAGTAAAGCACCCAGCCATTGAGGAGAATTTTATCTTCTTTTCCAAGGAGGGTAAGAAAGACAAGTTTGTTTCTTTAGCCAGCGTAGAGGATGAGGAAAAGCGAATGCTCATTGGCCCTGCTTTAATTCCTGACAAGCACATCCCACGATACGATGAGCTTAAAGACGAAGAGTACGACGTTTACTTTTCTAAGGATACAGTCAAGCAGGCCGCTGAAATGTACCTCAAGCAGAACCGCACCAACGATCACACCTTTGAGCATCAGGACGCAATCGACAATGTGTCTGTAGTCGAGTCATGGGTTGTGACCAATCCAGAGATGGATAAATCAAAGCATTATGGACTAAATGTACCTGAAGGCACTTGGATGGTTCGAGTCCACGTTGCCAACGACGAGATGTGGAAGTTCGTCAAGGAGCAAGAGGTACAAGGCTTCTAGATTGAAGGTTATTTTGTAGACAAAATTGAAAACATGAGCAAACGAGCAAATCCAATTATGGACACCCTGAACGAGATTAAGAATCTTTTGACAGGCAAGCGCAAGCTATATGCAGAGGCAAAGCTAGAAGACGGTCAGATGTTAGTTACTGACGCGGAAGAACTAGCTGCTGGCGTTGAGGTCAAGACCATTGACGAAGAAGGCCAGCCAGTAGAAATCCAAAACGGCAAGTACACCACAGAAGCAGGTGTAGAGCTTGAGGTATTTTCAGGCGTTCTGACGGAGTATAACGGAGAAGTAAAGGCTACGGAAGAGAAGGTAGAAGAAGAGGCAAAGAAGGAGGAGCTAAGCCGCAAGCAGCTCATTAAAAAGCACAAGCGCGAGCTACACAAGATAGTCGTTAAGAAATACGGATCACTTTACAATTTAAAGAAGCTATGAAGCTAGAGAAAATATACATTTTTATGGAGCCGTATGACTACAATTACCGTGGTCAGGGCTTTTACATTTACCCTTGGTCGTACAATTCTTGGGACGCATTCCAGAAAGGAATGGAAGAAAAGAAAGCCGATTACCCACCAGAGGTAGAAGAGTGGGAGTTTGTAGATTCTGACGGTCTGAATGCTTACGGAGTTGACATGGATGGTATCTCGGAGAAGGACTGGGACGGCATCCAAGAGTTAGCCAAGTTTGCTGATCAAATCGGTTTGGATATTTACGACATCGAGAAAGTACGTAGTGATTTGGGCGATGTTGATGTCGACTATCTAGAAGAAAGCTACCAAGGAGAGTTTGACAGCCTCTTGGACTATTCTTATGAATTGCTGGACGATATAGGTGTCAGTGACGAGATGGCCGAGCGATATTTCAGTTTTGACAAGTTCGGTTACGCACTGCGAGTAGGTGGCGATGTAGACGCTATGTTTATGAACGACTGGGAAGACAATTACGATAGCGAAATGGAAGCTATGGATGCGCTTGAAGAATTTGAGCGACGCAGCGATGCAGAAATCGGAGAATACTACGTCTACGACTTACTAGGTAGTTTAAGTGAGTTGGGTGCAGAAACAATGAAAGATTACTTTGACTACAAAGCATTTGCTCGTGACCTCAGTTACGACTACGACGAATACTTTGGTCGCATTTGGTGGAATCACTGATGTGGGATAGAATCTACGATATATGGATTGGTGACGAGGACGCAGAGCTTCGCAATATGATTGACGAGTTTCGAATGGATTATGTTCTTAATCGAAAGTTCATGGTTGCTTTAGACCTCATCGAGTCGGCTGTAGCCAACTGGGATTACACAGAGGCTGAAACTTTATTTCAGGAGTATGCTCCAGCAGAAATGGACTACTATGACAAAAGACTTTTTACAACACTTTTAAGAGACGCTAATTATGGCATTTAAATTTTTTGACGAATTAACAGTGGCACAGGGCTTTCAAGATTTGCCTGAGCCTATGATTCTGCACAACCCAGATACAGCAGCAATTACTTTAACCTTACAGCCTTCGCAAGCAGATTTGTTTAGCAAACTAAAATCAAACGTCGATGTCTTTGGTGCAATTAATGAATTGCCTACGATGAAAAAAGCAGCGGCGATTGCTTCGTATGCAACGACAACAAGCGGCCGTGGATCAGGTGGTAAAATTAAAGTCACAGTAACTGATGTACAGGGTGATTTGGTTGATGCTTTCCCCACAGCTACAGGGGTTGTGTTCGGAGTAAATCCTCCAATAGGTGATGGTTTTCAAACGTATCGACCAACGACAGATGGAGACGGTGAAGGGCTTGAGGTTACTATGAAAGTTACAGGAACTGCTGTATCACAAACTGTCGAAGTCGCAAATCTTATCAAAGGAACAGGTTACAAATCGGGTGATGTGTTAACTTTTGAAGACGTTAATGGTGGGGCTGATTTTACTTATACGATACTCGCAGCCGACACGGAAGCATTGTTTCAACCGTCAGCGGCTATCGTAGATTCTACTGCTTTAGGAGCCAACTACCGTGTTGGTGATTGGTTATATATCACACTAACGGAAACAGTAGAATTAGTAGAGTACAGTTATCCTTTGCAGTTTCAAATTCCTGCGGCTGCGATTAGTGAGACAGATATAACTTACGTGTTAGGTGTAGGTGAATCAACGCCATTCAGCAATATTAGATTTAAAGTAGGAGCAACAACAGATATTTTAGCATTATCATAACATGAGACGAAAGTTTGAAGAAGAAACGGTGGAGACTCCCGTAGAAGAAGTCCAAGAAGAATCTACCCCAGATTCTCATGAGCAGTTTATTAATATTTTAGTCGAGATGGGGTTATCGGCTGAACAAGCAGAAGCAGTACACGAAATGGCTATGAATCTAGCACAAGGTTCTTCAGAAGAAACAGTTACTGAAGAAACAAAAGTAGAAGCGTCTCGATCACGACGAGAAGAATTTGCACGTCGCAAGCGTCGCGGTTATTCACGTCGCAAGATGTCAGAAGAGCGCAGTGAGCGTCGTCCAGCACGACGAACAGAAATGTCACGAGAAGAGATGCGTATGCGTCGATTGTCACGACAAAACCGAATGTTGCGTGAGCAGCTTCAAGAACTTGGTCAACAACCTGCGGCCAATCCAGTACGCAATCGCCCACAAGCGAAAGCGGAACAGCCTACTATCTCAGCAGAGGGAACGGCAAAAAGCAGGGTATTTGGTTACTTTAAAGATATGATTTAAAATGAGTATTTCACGTTATCAGCGTCGCCATCGTGCGTTCGCAAATCCAGCTCTTGACCCTGATCCAAGCACGTATGCAGGTGAAGCAGCGGATTTTTATGTAGCACCAGCAATTCATGGTGCAGACACAGTAGCAAACAACTGGGTCACACAGTTAGACGGAATCCAAAACAAAGCCGTAGTATCAGGAGCGAGTGTTGCAAACGACGTTATTCAATCAGCAGGTTGTGATTTCCAAGACGGCAACAGCGTTACTGTCGATGAGCGAGTATTGACGCTGACCGATTTGAAAGTTAACGAAGAACTGT